GCGGCGGGAAACACGGCGGCGAGAGTAAAGCGGAGGCTGAAGCACGCAAGGCTAAAGCTGAGGCAGAACGCCTACAACGCGAAATCGAGCAAATCACGGACGACATCAAACGGGCGACCGAAGCCTCCGGCGAACTCGCGGATAACTTCGCGAACGCGGGGCGACAGCTCTCAGTTGGTATGCTTGATGGGGCGCAGGCAGTCTATAGCCAGATCGAAGAGGAACGGATTCGTCGTGAGCAGAGCCTTGACGACTTCCTCAAGCAGTACCGCAAATCCGTTGAAGAGGCGGTAAAGATTAAAACCGATGCCGAGAAGACGGGCGACGCGGCGATCCTTGCGGAAGCTGAGCGGTATCTGCTCGAACGGCAGGAAGCAGAGGCTGCCGCCGCGGAAGAGGTCGCAAAGCGCCGTACCTTGATCGAAGAAGATGCCAATAAAACGATGCTCGCGAACAGCACGCGCGCAAGAGCGATCGAAGCGGAGATGCGCGCAGCGATGGATGAAGGGGACGTACAGCGTTATCAGGCGGCGCTCTCCGATGAGAATGTCGCGTTTATGGCAAACCTTGAAGAGAGGCAAGCGGCCATGCAGCAGTATCATGACTGGCGTATGGCGGCGGAGGAAAGCTACAGCGCGTTCTCCCTTCAGATCATGGAACAGTTTCGGCAGAACTTCAGCAAGTCCATTACGGACTTCATTATGGGGACAAAGTCGCTTGGCGATGCCCTCGGCGGTGTCATCAAGCAGATGATCCAGATGTATATTCAGTGGCGTATTCAGCAGGCGATCGCGGCGGCATTTTCCCAAAAGCAGCGAGCACAGGAGACAGCGACAAGTGCCGCACAGGCGGTGGCACTGACGGCCGCATGGTGGGCCGCGGCAATTCCGAAGATGATCGTTACAGGTGGTTTCGGAAGTTTCGGCGGCCTCGGTGGTACGGGAACAGGCATCCCGTTTGCCGGCGGATCGTTTACGGGCTTCGGCGTCGCGTCGCCGTTCCGCGCGATGGCAGAGGGCGGCTATGCCTACGGTCCGACACTGGCGCTCATCGGTGAGGGCAAGCACCCCGAGGCTGTCCTGCCGCTCAATGATAATACGTTCGGCGAGATCGCAAAGGGGATCGCAGGGCAAGGGATTGGCGGCAACGTAACGCTGCAGGTCAGCGCGATGGATGCCGGCAGTTTTTCTCACTGGCTGCAGACGGGCGGCGGCGTGGAGCTGAAGCGCTACCTCGCCGACAGCGCGAGAGAGTTCAGCATGGAAGGAGGCGCGTTCGCATGAAATTAAAGGTGCTGCCGGTGACGGACGGCATCGCGTGGAAGTCCACGAAGGCGCAGGCATGGTCGACGACGGTGAAGGAAGCCGGCAGCGGCAAGGAGCGTGTCTTGACGAATTGGGCATATCCGCGTTGGACGATTGAGACAAGCTACTCCATCTTGACGCCCGAGGCGGGCGATTTACTCTACGGATTCTTCGCAAGCCTGCGCGGCAGGTACGAGCCCTTTCTATGGCCGGATCCCGAGCACAACGCGGAGCATGGCATACAGCTCGGCATTGGCACAGGCGCCAAAGCAAAGTACCAAGCGCTGAGGCGGTTCGGTGCGTGGGCAGAGCCTGTCCTCGACCTAAAGCCTGATACGCTCGAGGTTAAAGTCGACGATGTGAAGGTCGAGGCAACGGCAGACGACAACGGTATCATCACGCTTGCGGCTGCGCCGCCGAATGGTGCGAAGGTGACGGCGTCCTACGGTTACTATTGGCGCGTACGCCTCGCCGACGATAAGTTCACGATTGAGGTTGTCCTCGACAACATATGGAGATCGAAGTCAATGAAGCTGGTGACGGTGCGATGAAAGAAGTCAATGAAACTCTACAGAAATACCTGAACGAAAGACAGCGGTATATCTCGTGCGATCTCTATGAGTTCGTGCTCGCGAACGGTGAGCGGCTCTACTATACCGACTTTGATATCGACGTTATCGCCGACAATCATACGTTCCGTCATGACGGTCCTATCTTCATGCGAAATCAAATCAAGCTGCAGTCGAGCATGTCGGTTGACAAGCTTGACGTGACGATGTACGTCACGGACGTCGATAAGCTCCACACCGAACCGTTGATGCAGATCGCGCATAACGGCGGCCTTGACGGCGGAGAGCTCACGCTCAAGAGGGCGTTCTTTGGTGATGATAACGCGATAATCGGTACGGTTCCGTTGTTCACCGGTAGCATTGAGATCCGTCAAGGTGGTGGGTTGACGCTGCAGCTTTGGGTTAAGAGCGAGGTGCAGAAACTCAATGTTGCATGGCCGACACGCAAGTTCTACCCGTCCTGCCCGTACTCGCTTTATGGCGCGCGTTGCGGCGTCGACATCAAAAAGTATCGAAAAGACGCGGTCGTGCAGACGGTAGAAAGCGACGTCATGTTCACGGTCAGTGTAGACTTCGCGGCCGGGTACTACGATATGGGCGGTGTCGAGTGGTTGACCGGCGCGCTTGCAGGGCAGGTGTCTCCGATCAAGAAGAGCTATGACGGACGCCGCATAGAAATCCTTGTACCGGCGGAAGCGATCCCCGCGGCGGGCGACCGCATGAAAATTTATCCGGGCTGTGACAAGCAGCCCGAGACCTGCCGGCAGAAGTTTAACAATTGGGCGCGGAACTGCGCAACGCCATATGTGCCGAAGAAAGAGAGCGTCTTATGACAGCAGGTGAAAAGATACGCGATGCCGCGTACACATGGCTCGGTACGCCGTACGAAGGATGCGCAAAGGTGAAAGGCGTCGGCGTTGACTGCGGTCAGCTGTTGATCGCGGCCGTGGAAGATGCGGGGCTGATACCGCGCGGCGCGATACAGACAGGCACGTATTCGCAGGAATGGCACCTACATCGGAGCGAAGAGAAGTATCTCTCCTTCATCGAGCAGTACTGCGAACCGGTGACGGGGGAGCCGCAGCCCGGAGACTTCGCGCTCTACAAATTCGGGCGGTGCATCAGTCATGGTGCAATCGTCGATGTGTGGCCGCGTGTGATTCACGCCTACGTACGGCTCGGCGTTATTATGTCCGATAATGATGAGGCGCTTCTTCTCGACGGGCGAGGGCGCACCCGGCTCGCAGGCATATGGAGGTTTAAGGCATGAGCGGGATTTTCAGTAAGACGACGATCACCTCGAGGGCGGATAAAATATCCGACTTTCAAATCAACTCGGCGACATACGGGGCAACGGTACCGCAGGTGCTCGGCACGACGCGTATCAGCGGCAACATCATCGACTATACTGATTTTACGGCATACGAGCACCGCCACACGCAGCGGAGTGGCAAGGGCGGCGGCGTGAAGTCTGTCAGCATCGATTACACCTATTCTGTTGCCGTAGCAATCGCTCTTTGCGCCGGGCCGATTCAGGGCATCGGTAAAGTGTGGCGAAATAAAGAAGTGCTAAACTATCCCGGCGAAGGCCTCGGCCTATCGCTCTTTGACGGCCGCAACGGTCAAGAGCCGTGGTCGTATATGAAGGGCAAGCATCCCGAAAGAGCGCTCCCGTATAGCGGGCTGGCGTATCTCGCGGGTGTCGTGGATCTCGGCAACAGCGGCAGTCTACCGGTCTATAACTTCGAAGTGAAGAATCCGATCGTGGGAAGCGGCGACGGCGTCGACGTGAACCCCGCCGACCTGCTTCTACATATCCTCGCCGATCATAACGACGGTGTGGGATTCAACGAGTACAGCATTGACCTCGATGCGCTTGATAACTTTAGGCGCTACTGCGCCGCTGCCGACCTGCTCTTTTCCACGCCGCCCGATGATACGTCGCGCGGAAATGTGCAGAGCATCGTCGAGACGATATGTACGCTGACGAACACATACGGCTTTTGGTCGCAGAATAAGCTCAAGCTTGTGCCGCTCGCCGACGGTGACGTCGGGAGCTGGAAGGCAAACAAGGATGTGCAGTACGATCTCACGGCCGACGATTTCATTCCACAGACGGACGGGACGCTTGTACGTTTCGAACGAAAGGACAACAGCGAGGCGTACAATCAGGCCACGGTGGAGTTCATCAATCGGGCGAACGGGTATGAGAAGGAAACCGTATCTTTCGAAATCACTTCCGACATTGCGAAACGAGGGCTGCGCGCCGCGAGTACGCTGAGCGCTCCGTGGGTCTATACCAAGGCACGGGCGCAGCTCATCGCTCAGCAGCAGGCGCTTCGGAACCTTTACAGCAGAAACGCCTATACGTTTAAGACAGCGTGGGCACACTGCCGATTGGAGCCGGGCGATCTCGTAACACTCACGGACCGCTGCCTTGGCATCGATAAGAAGGTCGTCGTTATCAAGACTGTCACGGAGGCCGCGGACGGCGGCCTAGAATTCACGGCCATCGCGAAGCCTCCGGGCATCTACTCACCGGCACGATACGAGACGCACGAGACGACGAGCGAGAGCATCGACTATAACGCGACGCCCGGGGATGCCCATCAGCCGCTCATCTTCCAACCGCCCGCGGATGCTACGACATCCGGAAGCGAGGTGTGGCTCGTTACGAGTGGCGGGCAGTACTGGGGCGGCGCTACCGTTTGGGTATCGGACGACAACGAGAAGTACGTTGCCGCAGGGAAGATCACAAGCGGCTGCACTTACGGCCGGCTTGACGTCCGGTCCCACGTACCTTCTACCGGCGATGGGGTGTGCGTTGTTAATCTCATCTCAGGGAGACTTTACCCGGGCACCGTGCAGGACGCCGAACGCGGCAACACGCTCGGCTGGATCAACGGCGAGTGCATTGCGCACGCGGGGGCGGAGCTTGTCGGAAAGGATCTGTACAGTCTGACGGGACTGCACCGCGGCATGTACGGCACGCCGGAGACATCACACAGCCCGACCGAATACTACGTACGCCTTGACGACAGCGTGTTCAAACACACGATTAACGCGCGCGACGTTGGCAAGAAGATTTATGTCAAGCTCACGTCCTACAACATCTTCGGTTTGCAAGAGCAAGCGCTCGACGAGGTAACGGCACATGAGTATACGATCTCTTCGGCGTATGTGCCGGCAGTGTCACAGCTCGCCGCTGTGACACGATATCGGCAGCTTGCGGACGCGCGGACGGGGTACGACGTCATCATCTCGTGGACGCCGCCCGAGATCTCGAGTTACGCGGGCGCCGATGTGTACGCGCGCGTCAAGCCTGCGGGAGAGACGGCGTTCAGTGCGTGGGATTTCGTGATGCGGGGAGATCGGCAGGCGACGATCAACCAGGCGCGCATCGGCGACGAGTGGCAGATTAAGGTCGTCGCAGTCGACGCGTACAACAACCGCGCGGCGATAGCAACGGAGACGACGGTGCACGTTGTCGGGAAGAACGTCGTTCCGAATACGCCGCAGAATTTCAGCATCTCCTTCGGCAACGAGGCCGTCGCACGATGGGATGATGATTTTACCTCAGATGTCGCATTCTACGAGTTGCGCTTCGACGAGTTCGCGGGCACAGCCAACAGTAACCTGTTGCTCAAAACGACGAGCACATCGGCGACCATACCGCTGACGGAGCGCACGGGAACCGTATATCTATTCGCATGTAACGCGATTGGTAAGTACAGCGCGGCCGCTGCGTGTGAGTATAACGTCCCCGCGCCGGCAGCACCGACGATCAAGATCACAAATACGCTGCAGGGCTTTAGCGTCTCCATCCAAAATAGGCCGGAGCATATAAGCGGTACGCGTGTGCATATCTCGGGCGGCGGCGTCAACGAGACCATCGAAACAACGGGGACTTTTGTGTCTTATGCCGGTGCACCGGGTATTTATACCGTACAGGCGGCGTGTTTTGACTCCTTCGGGGATGGCGAATTGTCACCGGCGCAGGAAGTGATCGTCAAGGCAAAAATCGACAAAAACGATATAGAGAATCTATCGATCGCGGAGAAAGATCTTGACGCGGCACTCGCCGAACGTATACGGGACGTGCAGACGACCAAGGAGAGCGTATCATCCATCGTTGCGAAGTTGTCCGGCAATCCGCAGGAATCCGGCTACAGCGCGATCACGCAGATCTACAACGGTCTGCAACTCAAAGTCAATCAAGGTGATGTTGTAACGGCTATCAACGTAGCACCTGGCGGCGTAAAGATCGATGGCCGACTCCTGCACATCACGGGGAACACGATTATTGATGGCAATGTTATCGCAAATCACATGCTGCAGGCAGGCGCGATAACCGCAGATAAGCTTGCAGTAGATAGCCTGTCTGCTGTATCGGCAAAGATCGGAAAGCTTCGTACGAAGGATACAGGGGCGAGGACGGAGATATCGGATAATCTCATCGAAGTGTTCGACGAGGGCGAAAAGACCCGCGTTCGGATTGGCATATTTGAATAGGAGGTATCTGACATGGAAAAACAAGCAGGGGTACAGCTAATCAACGCACGCGGATCATGCGTGCTTGATACGCGCTGCGGGGTGACCCGCGTCGTTGGGATTGCGAGCCTTGCGGCAAAGAAACGGATGCGCATAGAGATCCCGAATCCCGGGAAAAATCGCATCTGGACGCAGCTCGTTTTTCGCGGATCCGGGTATGGGGCTTTCGGAGAGAGTTCCGACTGGGATCCTGACGATCCGAAGCTGACAAAAGTGGAAACATGGGAAGACCTCCAGGGGATTACTGTTACGCTCCCCTTTAAACCCAACGCAGCTTATGATCCGGAGTTCCCGTATGCGTATTACCATGATACTCTTGCGGCGCAGAACCCGCGTGCGATTATCTATGGCTTCTATTGAGAGGAGGATGGGCTTATGCGATATGCAGAAATCAGAAATGCCAACGGCTCTCATGTCATTGACGATCAGTATCAAAACTATAGGCTTAACTGGGTGCCGAATGTAAAAGTGCAGCGCTGTTTGACGGGGATGCACGTCGAGAAAAACGAAGCGGGCGAACGAGTGTGCACCTTCCCCTATTATGACTACGCAAACGGTAAATCCTATGCGTGGCCGCAAGGCGGAAATTACCCGGACCCATGGTGCGCGAAGACTACCCCCAATAAAGACAAGGACCTTTTCTCTGATTCGCCTTCCGTGTATTTCTGTCGCCCGCGGGGTCTGTGGACAACAGGAGAGTTCTACGGATACGCGGGACTTGGTATCCAATCTATGCTTGTGTGGAAAAAGCCCCGGCTGAGGGCGCGGTTCTCGATCAGCCCTACGGACACCGTGCCTTATATTTTTGCGCTCGGTGCGGCCATGCCGAACATCGTCTATACCTTTGCAACTATTTTCGATTATCTGAGCCAAACAACGACAGCGCATTTCGTAAGCTGCTGGCAGAGAAAAGCGTCATTGTCTCAGTCGCTCGTAGATGGGAAGTCGTTCCGAGGGGACAACGTCGGCTATACGGAATTTGATCGAGCGCAGTATGATCCGGATAATACTTCCTGGCCATCGCCCTATCGACCCCGCGCGGGCGAAAACTTTACGGTAGAGAGTTATCTCGAGGAGATGGAGACGGCCCCGATCCTCTACGCCTATGGACTGGAGGACTCTCATATCGGGCTCGACAAAGGCGAGTTTGTCATTAAGAATGAGCGCGGGGAGGTTGTTTTTAATAACCGCTACGACTATATGCGCATCCTTGACTATTTCCCCAGTATAAACGCACTGTCATTTGATGGAGCGGGCATATACAACTCGCCGAAAAGATACCACTACCCCGGCCGTAAGATCGCCGTTGTTGCACTCTCGCAGAACGCCTGCTATGCAGCTGGCGTTGGCAGGGATGAGTGGCTGTACAATACAGGCTTTTGGTTCCCTGACCCGAGCACTGTGGAATTTACGACATGCGTGACGCCGTTCGTGCGCGGGGGGAATCCGGACCAATACCCGGGGCTGTCACAGGAGTTTGCAAGTCTCGCATCACTCCTTGGCGTTATGATCCTCGATGTTACCGGCTGCACTCCCGGATGGAAGCAGGAAGCGGAGACCGGAAAACCGTTTTTAGTAGAAGTGGAGTAGGAGGACACAAATGCTGAAAAAGTACATTGTCAACGGAAAAATCACCTACCCGCAGGGAGAAGGCACAATCACGAACTTCACGTTTACGAACGTGGAGACGGGCGAAATGTTTTCCCTTGCCACATCAGATCAAACGGAGGCGGACGAAATCACCTACGGCGATCATGTTGTGATCGAGGTGAGGAGGGATGACCCGCCGAAGAAAAAGGGGAAGTAATCTCATACGGCGCACATCAAAGCGGTGTGCGCCTTTTCAGTGCTCGGAAAGGAGACAAAGGAGAGTGGAGATCATGATGAAGGTGCTGGAGAGGCTGCAGGAGGCATGGCTGTTTAAGCTCTGTACGTCTTGCATCCTCACGCTTATATCGTACACACATGTCCGGCTGTTCGCCGCATTTGCGGTGCTCGTCGTCGTCGATCTACTGACTAAATGGCTCGCGCTGTCACGGCAGCATCTTATTGATAGTGGCATGGAGAAACCGCGATTTTGGACGTGTTTCTGCAATATCCGCGCAGCACAACGGGCGGGCTATATCCGCAGTGACGAAATGCGGCATCGGTTTGTGACGAAGATGCTCACATACTTCGGCGTTGTTGCCGCAGCATGGATCGTTGACTGGATGTGTATCCATGCGGGCGCGCCGACGGTTGCGGTCGTTGTCGTTATTGGATATTTGTCAATGACGGAACTCTTGTCAATCCTTGAGAACATGCAGAAGTCGGGCATCGAGGAAGCAGGGGAACTCTATGAGCTTATCCGCAAGAAGAGTGGCCTCGGTGCAAAGAAGGAGGGATAGCCGATGAACGTACAAGAACTTGCCTATGAGATCGCGAAAGGTCTCATTGAAACAGGCGTTGAAGGCGGCTATGGCTCGGTGAGCCGAAGCACGGCAGGGGACTATCCATCGATTGGCTGCTCTCAATGGGAGGGAGAACGCGCGAATGAACTCCTTGCGCGGATTCCCGACGGTGATTATTACGCGCATAGGTCGTACTCGAGTATTCGAAACTACGGAGATGATCTTCGGGGCTTGCGGCTGAAACTCGAATCCCCGGAGGGACAGGCGGCACAGCTGCAGCAGCTCTCCGAGGACTGTGAAACGTACGTCCATACGCTGCGGCAGATCGCGACGCTGGATGATTCGCGCTGTCTTATCTACGCTGGCATATGGTGCCCGACGTCTCATTACGTCGTGCGTAACTTCTTACAGCGCCGAGATGAGCGCGGATACGATCTGCGCAGCCTGCGGCAGGTGTACGAGTTATTCCGGGACCAGTATGCCGCGGCAGCGGGCTGTGAGGAGTATGCACTCGGGTATGCAAATCGCGCAGAGCGGACGTACCAGTACGTGGCAAGTGTCGATCTCACAATGCCCTACGGCGTGCCTGTGTATGGAGATGGGCCCTATGGACGATAGGAGACATGCAATGACCCGCAAACAGATC